GTTGCAAGTTCCGGTGGTATCAAGGTGTACGGTAACCCCGCTACGCTGACCACTCAGACCTTCTCCGCGTTGAACAGCGATACGACTGCTGCTAACACTACGATGACCGCTTCTGCTGTCCTCGATTCAATGACCCGCCTGAAGCGTAACCGCGCTCCTATGATCAACGGTGGCTACGTCCTTGCGACCGATCCTCGTGTTACCCGTGATTTGATGCGCGATACCGATTGGTTGAACGCCTCCAACTACGGCAACAAGGGCACCCCGTTCTACAAGGGCGAGGTGGGTTCTATCTACGGTTGCCGCGTTGTCACTCAGACCAACTCGTTTGTCAGCACCGGCTCCGGTACTGCCGCTGATGAGTTTATCTATCAGGCTACCGCCGCGGGTGGCGGTCTGGCGGTTAGCAAGGACATCATCGCTTCGTTCTTCTTCGGTAACGAGTCGTTTGGTATCCCTGCCTTGACCGGTGATGATCCGTTGTCCCCGAAGGTTGTGATCACCGATACCCCCGATAAGAGCGATCCGTTGAACCAGCTCGTCACCGTTGGTGTGAAGCTGTACTTCGCCGCTCTGCGTTTGGCCGCTGGTAACACTGGCTCCACTGCTAATCCTACTTGGTACTTGGTGCATCGTACTAAGACCTCGACCACGCTGTAATATGCGACCTAAGACGGCCACCATCATGGTGATTGCCGTCGGCCCAAAGGGGCATCGTCGAGAAATCGGTGGTGCCCCTTCTCATTCCGCTTGCGGATGTGATGAGGCTGACAACAATGCGCCAATGATTGCGATTCCAGTCGAGGCTCTTTCCACTGACACGGAAGATGGCCAACAGGCTTCCCCCGAGGTTGGTGATGAAGTTGTCCTACAGGAAGTTCGGGGTATTCTCAAGAAGCTTGAAAATGGTGAGGCTTACGTTGAGATCCAAAGCGTGAACGGTATGCCCGCCGAATACGAGAAGGCCGGCAAGGAATCAATGGAACCAATGGACGAAGAAGGTATGCGAAACATGGTTTCCGAGTACGACAGCGAGATGGAGTCTTAACATGCCGATCTACACCTTCGAGAACAAAGGCAAGTCCTTGGAGCAAATCGCTCCGATGGGAACCGATTCTCTTGTGATCAAGGGTGAACGCTGGACGAGACAGCCGGTAGCCCGCTTCGGGGTTACCGGTTTTGCCCGCGAAGCCGAACTCAAGGACAAGGTGAAGCAGGGCTTTAGCCGGATGGAAGACCGGCAGGGTACCCGCTTTGAAAGCACTTTCAGCAAGAATCAGATCCGTAAAATTTGGGACATATGAGCATAGAATCTAATCTGGCAACCGAGTATTCGATGGGCAATGCGGGCTTCCAGCTCGTGACCTCTACCGCGTTGACCACTGGCCCATTCGTTGCAATCACCACGATTGCCGTCACCACTTTTACTTCGATCACCGGCAATGGAATCAGCGGCTCTTGGTCCACAGTGGCTATCCCCGCTGGCATTACGCTTCCTGGGCCGATCACGAGCTTCCAGATTTCCAGTGGTCAGGTGGTCGCGTTCAACGGAATTATCAGCTCCTAACCGTGACACTCGCTCTTGGAACACGATTGGCTTCGAGTGGGTCTGGCGGAAACGTCACGCCCGCCGATCTGCCGATCGTGCGCCGGGATCTATTGCAGGAAGACGAGTTCTTCGTACTGCAAGAGGATGGAACTGGGAAGATCGTGTTGTCTTTTGGCACCTACGATCGAATGGCAACTGAACAGGGCACCGATCTCATTTTAACCGAAGCATCCGACAAATTCATTTTAACCGTAGAATAATATGGCAGACACAAAGATCACAGCACTGACGGCGTTGACCGCCGCTGATCCGGCTAATGACGTTATCCCTATCGTTGATGTCAGCGATACCACGATGGCAGCATCCGGCACCACCAAGAAGATCAGCGTAAACAACATCCTCGGAGCATCCGGCACCGCCACCCTCGCCTCCGCCACCATCACCGGCGATCTGACGGTGGATACGAGTACGCTGAAGGTTGATTCGACGAACAATCGGGTGGGTATTGGTACTGCGACTCCGCTTGTTCCTTTACACGCCGAAACGACAGGAACTGGAACGACTGCTTTCTCAAATTTCGTTAGCACGTTCCGCTCTCAAGCAGCCGGTCGAGATGCAACGCTGCAATTCAGCGATGGAACAAATCAGGCGGCTATCTCAATGCTGTCTGGTGCCTTATCGTTTGGCACTGCTGGATCAAATACTCGCTACAACATCGACTCCACTGGCATCTCCACTTGGTCCGTCGGCGGCACCACCGCCATGACCCTGAACTCTACGGGGTTGGCGGTAGCAAACGGCAACGTAATCCTTAGCACCTCCGGCAAAGGCATCGACTTCTCCGCGACTGCGAACAGCAGCGGAACGATGACCTCCGAGCTACTGAACGATTACGAGGAGGGGACGTTTACGCCGACTGTGATTGGAGCTACCACTGCTGGTGTTGGTACATACGCCGTTCAGGTTGGACGTTACACAAAAATCGGCAATCTGGTTACTGTTCAGGTTTATTTGGGCTGGGGAGCGCATACAGGAACCGGAAATATGCGTTTTGGTAATTTTCCGTTTACCACAAGCTCTGATTCAGGATCAAATAATGGTGTTTCTTTTGGTTATGTGCATAATATAGCACTAAGCGCAAGTAATGTTTTAACAGGTTTTACTAGCCCCGGAAGTACGTATATTGATGCTTATCAATATCCAGTTGGAGGTGGAGCATCGGCTGCTGTTCCTATTGATACGGCTGGTGATGTCATATTTACCGCAAGTTACCGAGTTTAATTATACCAACTGTAACTTACTACACCTAATCCTATGCTAACCGAACGCACTATTTTCTCGCTCTGCGAGGTTCTTCCTTCAACCGTCCTTCAGGTCCGTCTTGCGGACCAGATCGTCGATGGCGAAACCGTTAAGGCTTCCACCTTCCGCCGCTATTGCCTCGCTCCCGGCTCTGACCTTACGGGTCAGCCCGAGCAGGTTGTCGCGATTGCTGGAGCCGTCTGGACTCCTGCCGCTGTCGCAGCCTACGCCGCCGCTCAAACCCCTAGCCCCACCATCCAATGATCGTACCAGTTGATATTGTCGCAGTGCAGTGCAACCAGAACAACTCGCTGTTCGTTACGACCGGAATCGATTACGACAACAGCGGGACGATTGTGGGGTCTGAGATTACCTCGCAGTACACACTCGTTCCCGGTGATGACCTTACTGGTCAGCCGACCGAGGTTGTTAATATCGCCAACGCGCTGTGGACTCCGGCGGTTGTTGCGGCTTACAAGCTGGCGAATCCGGTGGTTGAAGCCGTACAGCCTACCGAGTAATGGAACCAACGAACAGCAGCACCAGCCCTGGACTAAGCCTAGCAGCAGCGGCAGGTGCCACCGCTGTTTCGTTTATTCCGTGGCTTACCGACTGGGTTCAGCTTATCACCGCGCTCATTGGCTTAGCCTGCGCCTGTTACGGAGCCTATAGGCTGTTCAAATCCAAATGAAAAACACGAAAACAACTCTCGCCGGTGTTGGTGCCATCCTCGTTGCTGTTGGTGGGGCTCTTAAGGCCCTGTTCGACGGTGACCCGACAACCAACCTCGACCTGACTACGACCATTGCCGCGGTAACCGCTGGCATTGGCTTGATCTGGGCCAAGGATGCCAAGGAAGTTGAAGTAACTAAGCCGTGAACTGGATCTACCAGATCCTCAAGGCTCTGTTGGATTGGTTCCGCGAAACACCACCTACCGATGTGCAACATGGTAAAGCACCTGATGATCTCAAGAATGATCTGGCTGGCCGTGTTGCCGATCTGCCTGGGTTGCCAGCAGACGAAGGTGGTCCTGGTCCCTTCCGGTGATCCTGTGATGCTGGCCAAACCTACAACGGCCAGCGTCTACGGATTCGACAAAGATAAGAAGCTGGTGGGGCCATCCAAGGTGGTCTTGCCAGCAGGTTGGTACGTTTTACCGAAGAACTGATATGGGAACACCACTCACAGGCAGTAGCGT